TTTGTAGGTACTGTAATGCGCTGTTAAATCGAATGTTGTTGCTGATGCGAGTATTTCCCAACGCTGACGTTGAGTCATACCAAACGCTACCCGCATAGCCTAATTGAAACGCAGAGCCAACCGTCCAAATCCCCGGCGTGACGCCCAAGCCGAGGTTGCCGGAGGAGGAAAGCGTGACTTTCATTGATCCTGCGGTGTTGATAACTAAAGGACATCCACCACTTCCAACATTGTTGGGGTCTACGTCAATCAAGAAATTAGACGTTGATCCGTTATCAGCCTGCCAAATGTTGGTGTAGACGTTTGTCGTTGTATCTTGCAGGCGAAGATTTGCGGCAGTCGCGTTTGAAATGTGCAACCCGCCACCAGCAGAAAACGTAGGCGAACTCGTCCCGATGCCGACGGCCGACGCAACGTTAAGCACCCCGTTTACAAGGTCTTGCGCGACGATCTTTTTTGTTTCGGTTGCGCTAGTGTCAACAATTGCGAGCACGTCGGTGGACGGCGCAAGGTTAGCGGCGCTGAGTGCTGTTAATTGGCTGATTTTTTTGTCGGCCATATTTCTATCTCCATCCGTTTACCCAGCCACCAGGCCGGGGTCTTAAATTCGGTCGCGTCGGTCTCTGCTGCATCTGCGGCTGCGTTTGCGGTCTGCTCTCAACCACTCTCGGCGCTGCCGCCTCTACTTTTCGATTCGGCAAAATCATCGGGCCACCACGGCCGATATACGCCGCGTAGGCGTACACCATGCAGTCGAGTGCCTCTGTGCGTGAACCCGCAGCGCGCGGCTTGTATGACCTCACGCGCCGTCCCTGCACCATCCTGTAAATCAACGTCTCGGCGGTCAACTGGTCAAAGTAAACCTCATCGACCGATGCAGGAAAATGAATGTATCCCGCACCCGGCTCGGTGACACGCTTTAGCCTTCCGAATAGAACATCCTTCGCCGTGTCTACACCGACAATAAAAACCTGCGCCGAGGTTTTGCCTGCCTTGCCTGCGTGCTTCGGCCAGATCAACCGGCCAAAGCCGCCCGCTCCCTTGATTGCCCACACGCGCCGAGACTTTCGCTTGGCTGCGTATCCGTAGACCTGTTGTGTAAAGTGTCCGCCCGAGTCAATCGCGCACGCCTCAATAAGCATCGGCGCGCCGTCCTCTCTTGAGCGTGCGCGCGCTAGAAATGCGTCGTGATCTTTCCACAGATCGTCCGAGCCGGGATCACCGCGCAGGACTGTGTGCTCTACTAGCCACGCCTCCTCATCGCGCCCCCACGCCCACACGCTGCACTCGAGCCGGTCGTCTTGCACGTCGGTGCCGACGGTCAGCATCAACGCGCCAGCAGGAATCGTCTGCGATCCGTACTGCTCGCGCCTTGACGCTAACCCTATCGCCTCGACTTGCTCGCCCTTTTCCTCGAAGGTCTCACCAAGCGCCGTGTTAATCCACGTTTGCAGAGTCTCTGGGAATCGCTTGGCTGCAACAAATGCCACGGCCATTTCCGACCATGTAGACCACGGCGAGTACAGTTCCGAAATATGAAACGACGCAATCCCGCGAAACTCTTTCGTCCCGCGCCATTCGCCCTCGCGCAGCATCTGCGTCTTATCCGCTTCGGTCAGCAGCACGCCGCACGCGACGCACGCATACTGCGCCGCTTCGGGCTGGCCCTCCGGCCATCGCACCTGTGCCCACACGAGCCGCTGCGACTCCCCGCAATGAGGGCAGGGCACAAAGTAAAACCGCTGATCGCCCGACTCGAACCCCGCCTCGATGCGGCTTGATCCCTTAATGGTCGGCGTCGATCCTGCCAGCACCTTTCGATTCCAGAATGTCGCCGTGCGCTTTCGGCCCAGCGAAATCGGATCGCCCTCGGTGCCCGCGCTCGCCGGGTATCTGTCCACCTCATCGAATAGCACCACGCGAATCGGCCGCGAAGCCAACCCGCTCGGGCTGTTCGCACCGGCCACCGTCAGATGCCCGCCCGCGAACTTCTTATGCAACAGCGTGTTGCCCGTGTCGCGCGATTTCGGATCGGCTATGCGCTCGGTCAGCACGGCCGTGTCGCGCACCATCGGTGCGAGTCTGTCCTTGCTCCACGCCTCGGCCATCTCAAGCGTAGGCTGCACGAGCAGCATCGGCGCTGCGTCTTGGTGGACGTGGTAGCCGATGACGTTGTTTAGGATTTCAGTCCAGCCGACTTGCGCCGACTTCATGACCCAGACTTCCTTCACCTCGTCATCAGTAACGGCATCCATTATCCCGCGCTGGTATTCTGCGCGAGATGTTCGCCAGTATCCTGGCTCTGCCGACGACTCACTCGATAGTTTCCGATACCTGTCCGCCCATTCCGAAATCGTCAACTTCGGCGGTGGATTCCAAAACTTCTTCGCTACCTTCAAACAATCTAATATGTTCGTCGTCAGCCGTGGCAAGTTCCGCAAGGGCAGCATCGAGTTCGTCGCGGAGTTTTCCTGCGATGACATTTGCATTGTCGATATTTACCAGTTGCGGCCCCATTTTGCTAGGGATGACCAAGATTTTAGATTTTGCGCTCGATATGTGGTCTGCCCATATTCGGGAAACCTCATCGGCATAAACTAACTGCCCTCGCTTTATAGCATTCTCGAGCGCGATCTTGTCTCCTTGCTCTTTTGCCAGTCTTGTTTTTTCGACCAGCAAATCCGGCGTGTCTGGGTTTGTATTCGGCCCAAGTTTGTCTAACTTGCTCTGAAGATATCGGATGTACCACGCCATACATGGGCCGAGTTCGTACTGGCCTCGGCCGGCTGTTGGCATTCCTTCGGCTTTAAGTTGCTGAACCCTGCGAGTTGTTAGGTTTAATGCCTTCGCAACTTCTTCGACAGAAACTGGCACTAGTTGATCTCATTAAATTTTTTGCCGCTTGATTCTAAAACGGCTTCTTTGCCTGTGAAGTCCTGCCATCGCTTTACGATAACATCAACAAATGCCGAATCAAGTTCCATTATAAATCCGCGAATAGAGTTTTTTTCAGCGGCTATCAATGTTGACCCAGATCCTCCAAAAAAATCCGCGATATTGTTGGCAGATACCTTAAACCTTTTAATTATCCATTCCATCAATGCAACCGGCTTTTGCGTCGGATGCACTCGGTTGGTTTTTTCGCTTGCTTGAGTAAATTGACGCACAACACTGCGAAAATTTGCCCACGCTAACTCGCAGTCTGTTTGATCGCTTTGCCCATTGTTCTTGTCCCAAACAAGCCAACATTCACTGTCTGGCAATGCGGAGCAATAGTAATTTGCGCCCCACCAAATATGCTTTGCATCTGGATACAATCCATAAATTAATCTGAATGAATCCTTAGCCGTCTCGGCAGTATCATCGCCGATGATATCTGTTTTATATCGCTCCTTCAGAACAGAACTTTTGCTAACGGCATTCATTCCATACGGAGGATCGGTATGCACCAAATCTGGATATGTCCCAATCATCAATTTATCAACATCATCTAAAGATGTTGCGCTTCCGCACATAACTCTATGTTGTCCGCATATCCAGATATCGCCAAGTTTCGACTTTGGATTTAAGGGCAACTCCGGTGTTTCATCAGGATCGGTCAACCCTTCTGTTGCTTCTGCAAGAAACTTTTGCAATTCATCTTCACTAAAAGCAGTCAGCGATAAATCGCACCCTTGATCCTGCAAGTCTTTAAATTCGACCTTAAGCAGATCAATGTCCCACTCGGCTTCTTCGTTCGTGCGATTATCAGCGATTCGATATGCCTTGATTTGTGCCTCGGTCAACCCTTCCGCGATATGCACTGGCACCTCGGTCATGCCGAGTTTTTTCGCAGCGAGCAATCGCGTATGGCCGACAATCACCGTGTAGTTTTCATCGACAACTATCGGCTGGCGAAATCCAAATTCGCGCAAACTCGCCGCAACTTTATCGACCGCGCCAGCATTCTTTCGCGGATTCCTCGCGTATGGGATCACGCGCTCGATGTCGATTGTTTCAATTTTCATGTGAAACGAAATGCGTTTATAAAATCCTATGCCTAGCCAATTCTCGCGGCCGCGTTACC